TTTTCGTAGATGTCTCGTTGCGTTATGCGAACGCCGTTTGTTTCCTCAGCCATGACTAGCCTAGAAGTGCGAGTATCTCGGCCTCTGATAGACCTAGTGCTTCGAGCTTTGCCTTTGCACTTTCTTTGTTTGCCTGTTTCTGAGCCTCGGCAGCTTCCCTCTCAGCCTGTTCGATAGCGGCTTGTGCGGCTTGTGCCTCACGCTCAGCTATCTCAGCATCGGTTAGGGGAATAATCTGCACCTTGTCAGGGTGGCCTTCGGGAAGGCTGCAATCTACAACTAGGCGTGTTGGTCTGTCTGTCATGTTTTTATTCTACCTGTTTCTAACTAACTGTTACTCCACCGCTTGAACCCTTGGTAATGCCGTAGAGAGTGGCACTTGTGTATTGTGCAAGATTAGGGTCTTGACCTACAAGAGTGATGGAAGTAATTGCAGCGGTCTGACTCCACAATTCACCAATAATTGTTTGATAGGCAGCGGTGGCATTATTTTCGTTGACAGAATCAACACTAAAAGACTTGTTTGTAGAACCGCTGTAGTTGGGAATGTAAACACTAAAACTTGCAAAAGTGTTGGAAGTATTAGCAGGAATTGTTTGCTCGCCCAGATAATTAGTTTCGGTGAAGGATTCAGCAATGTTGCCTCGACCAATTAAAACCCTAGATGTGAAGTTGGCATCACTTCCGTTGAATTTGATTTTGAGGGCTTTAGTTCCACCACTTGCGGTGCTTCTAGCAGATACAGCCAAATAAAGGTCTGTGTAAGTCCCAGCTATAGAAGAAAAAGTAATATCTGCCACTCCGCCCGACCCAACCTCGGTGTGTGCAATAACTGTCCAAGCACTCATGTCTAGCTCACTATTCCAAATAAAGTTATCGTTGAACCAGAGGCGAGATTGTTGCCACCATCTTCTCTGATGGTGACTGACGTAACGGCACTTGTATTGGCCCAACGCCCCGCTATAGCTCCAAAGACCTGACCATTTGTAACATTAGCTCTAGCCAAAACTGTTTTATGTTTGTCTGTTGCTGAGTAATCCATGATGTTCCAAATTACTGTGCTTTGCGTATCTCCGCCGATTGGAACTGCTATCTGACTTTCTGTGGCTGTAGTCGAAGATGCTGTTGAGCCATTGCCTAACATTGAAACACGACTGTAGTTTGACCCAGTATCTCCATTGAGCCTAAGTCCAAGTCCCCTTGCTGTTCCACCCGCAGCAGATAAACCTGCGAATACAACAACTAAATCTCGATAGGTCGCAGGGATAGAAGAAAAAGTAATAGATGCACTTGCTGAGCTAAGTGTCGTATTAGCCAAAGCAATATAAGTAGCAGTAGGCATTAGCTAGACCTCATTCCATATAGGGAGATACGGCTGTATTGTGCCCAAGTTCCAACGCCATCTTCGGGCTGTAGCTTTATAGAAGTAATTGCAGCAGTATCATTCCAAAATCCGCTAGTTAGAAAAACATAGTCATAAGAAGTTGAACCACCCAAAGCCCTGAATGTGGTGTTTTTCGTTGTCTCAAATGGGTCAAGAATATCGAGGATAATTGCCGAAAATGCGTTTGCAGTTCCGCTTCCGCCGATGATTCTTCCCGGTCTGGCGAATGTGCCACTTGTTGCAGCGGTTGAGGCTACTGTCGTGCCATTGCCCCTTAGTTCGTGAGAAGCGTAGCCCGTAGCAGAGCCATTGAACTGAAGTTCTGTTCTGACTGACGAGTTAGCGTTGCCGTCTCTAACCACCATGCGAATTTGTAAGTGCTGATAAGTAGAGCCATAAGATGAATTCAGGTTAGAAAAAGTAACAGAAGTTTGACCGCCAGAACCAATTGTCTGAGTTTCTAATAGCTCAAACGCCCCAGCAGCACCACCCGCCCCTGCTCCCGCAACAGCAAGAACTCCTAAAGGAATAGGCATTATGCAGTTATCTTTCCAACTACTCGGTAGGTGTTAGCTGCAACCTTTTGAACAGTTGCGGCATTGTAAGTCTGGTCGATCTTGAAGGTGACGGCTGTTCCCGCTGTTCCTGCACCTGCCCAGTCGGTCACGCCTGTTCCTGCGGCGATGGTTACCGTTCCGCCAGCGTTGCGCCAGATGGTCAGGGTGTCCCAAGTTGTTAGGACATCGGGGACTGTAATTGTCACAGCTGAAGTTCCGTTGACAAAGATTGTTCCGTTGTCGAGTGCGGAAGTTGCAGTCATGGAGGTTGTGGTTGTAGTTCCGCCGAAGGCAACCTGTGAGCCTGCGACTGAGGTCACCGATGCAGGGTAAACCTGCTGCCATACTGAGCCGTCATAAACAGTTATGGTGTTTGAGTCGGTCTGGTATGTGACCATTCCCTCGCTGATAACGGAAGTGCCGAGGGCCGAGCCTCTTGCGGCAGTTCCAGCGAAGACCATGACTGCTTGGTCTTGTAGGTAATCCTGAACATTCGCAGCGGTTAGAACCTCACCTGCGGTAAATACTTTGCGGCCTAAACCTGCCATGTTTCTCCTATTAGAAGGCTAATGCGTTGCCTGCGTCTAGCTTACCAAACTGAGCGTCATCCAAGACTAAGAGGGCAAAGTCAAGTGTCGAGAAGCCTAGCGACATAATGTGGTTGTCTAGGTCAATCGAGTTGTCAATGCGGATAATTTCAGCGTATTTGGAGATAGCCGGGGCAATGCCATTAGGGGTGAATTTGATTTCGACAACATCGCCGATTTCTAAGCCAAGTAGGTCGCTCTGCTCCTGATCAGTCAGCTCATCGAGCAAAACCTCAACCGACTCAAAGCGGTATTCAGGCTGTGAGTATTTGTTTGCGTAGAACTCGGCAAGCTCATCAACATCGGCGTTAGCGTTGATTAGAAGCCCGGTTCGGGTCAGGTTGAAGATTCCGTAGGTGTCTATTGACTCAAGGTCTAGCTTTGTGACCTCATAAGAACTTATCTCCGAGCTGACAACAATCTCGTTTGCTAGGAGTTCTGATCCATATTGCACCTTTAGGGACTGATACTTGATACCAGTGCCGTCATCGGCAAGGGTCACGCCCTGAGAAGTCGGAGCGGCGATGCGGTCTCGGAAGATGACATTTCCTGATTTACCGATAAAGAATGCACCCGGTTCGCTTCGCTCAACTAGGCGCAAGTAGGTCAGGGCATTTGTGTTGTCGGCGATAGTGTCTGCGCCAAGCGTCATTTCACCTGTGTCAACATCTCGAAGAGTTGAAGGCCAGTTGATTTCAGGCAGGTCAAGGATTGCGTTTATTCTTTCCCCTGACTTCTGGACTGAGTTTGTCCTTGTGGCGATTGTTTGCGTGGCGAATGAGGATGTCGCATCCGAGCAAGCTGCCGAAGCGGTTGAGTCTCCGTTTGGCTGATAGGTCAGATTCCAGTCATCGACAAGGCCGGCGAATTGAACAATCCCACCTGACGAGATTCTGACCTGACGCTTTGGGACTATCTGCCCTGCGTATGGGGAGAGTGCATACTCAGGGTCAAAGGTGCGGTCGTTGTTATTGAAAACTATGTTTGCCAACCCTGAGTCGAACTGATCTAGCTGTCGGTTCTTGCCACGCTGGATTGCTACCGACTGAACAAGGTTTGTAACATCGAAGAATAGAACACCAGCCAAAAGGTATTCGGTGTTGTTCAGCTTGCCCTTTATCGGATCGTCAAGGATGAAGTAAGGGCCAAGACCTGACGAGAGAATGTCAAATCCAAGCTCTACCTTCTGGACTGGCTGGCTCAATTTGTCGGACTCACTAGAACTTGACCACCTGCGGAAACATACTTCGTGATGGTGTTACCCAAAGTCTTTCCAACCATTGCCAAAGACTGCGTTGAGTCAGTCTTGACATTTATGTTGATGATTGTGCCGACTGCATTTGCGCCTTGAGTTCTTAGAAGCTCCGCCTGACTGCGGAACAGGTTGCGTGTTTCTAACGCTCCCATTGCAGCAGCGGTTTCGCCTCGAATTGCAGACTCGTTTGCGAACTGAGTTGCCGCTTCGATTCTTGAAGTCAGGTAAGCAAGAACCTTGTCAACATCTGAGAATGCGTCAATCAGGATTCCTGTTGCATCGTTGATCAGCTCAGCAGCAGCAGTAGCCCCCGCAGGGATGTCAACGAATGGTCTTGGGGTTGTAGTGGTAGAACCACCGCCACCACCGCCTCCGCCACCGGTAGTCGGAGTGCGTGGCACTGCGACCGGAGCAGGGATGTTTATCGGTGGCAGGGAAACAGAACCCCCACCCTGAATGCCCTTGAGTAAGTTATTGAACCTGTTTAGCTCACCAGCCGATTCTCTAATTTCGCCCTTGATGCGGTCAAGGCTCATGTTGTTGAATCGGTTTAGCTC